CCGCTGTGCTGAGAGGTATAATATTAACAACCTCTCAGCGACAGCGGCAAATGCCATTCAAGTTCGAAGCAAAGTATGGACTCCTCACTTACGCCCAATGCGGCGAATCATTCGACGCTCATGAAGTTGTTTGCCATCTTGGAGAACTGGGAGCTGAGTGCATCATTGGAAGAGAAGTGCACGCTGATGGAGGAATTCATCTCCACGCTTTCTTTATGTTCGAACGGAAGTTTGCAACAAGAAATGAGCGTGTATTCGATGTGGGAGGACGCCACCCAAACATTGTCCGTGGTTACGGGACACCGGAGAAGGGTTGGGATTATGCGACGAAAGATGGTGATGTGGTCGGAGGAGGACTGGAGAGGCCGAGCGGAAGCGGACTTTTATCGACTGGCGACAAGTGGTCTCGAATTATCGCTGCGAGTTCTCGCGATGAGTTTTTTCGACTTGCTGCAGAGCTGGATCCGAAGTCACTTTGCGTCAGCTTTACTAGCCTCCGAACATATGCCGACTGGAGGTACCGTCCGGAACCTGAACCCTACTGTCACCCCGGGGGAATATCTTTTCTCCCGGAAAGAATTGAAGAGCTCAATGATTGGGTATCAAACAATCTGGGACAGTGTGAGGTAGGTGAGTCTTACACCTATAATGGCGGACGCGCGGCTTCTTCGAAGCCGGCTAGTCGGCGGGTCCAGCCCCCCGCCTCCTTACCGCCATGTCCGGTGCGCTGATCTATAAACAGAGTCAGGGATTAGACGACGCTCTCTGGTGGTATACGGACCAACCAGATGTGGTAAAACCCTTTGGGCAAGATCCCTGGGATCACATGCTTATTTCGGAGGACTTTTCAGTCTTGACGAATGCACCGACGACGTGGAGTACGCAGTTTTTGACGACATGCAAGGAGGTTTGGAATTCATGCACTCATACAAGTTCTGGCTCGGATGCCAAAAACAATTCTACGCCACAGACAAGTATAAAGGAAAAAAATTGATACACTGGGGAAAACCATCAATTTATCTGTCGAACACGGACCCGAGATACGACAAGGGGGTAGACGTGGACTGGCTAAACGGAAACTGTGACTTCGTGTACATAGACCAGCCTATTTTTCATGCCAGTACAGAGTAGAAGTAGACTCCATCCTCAAAAAGGCGTCAGGATCACCTGTTGGTGCTGTGAAAATATCCACAACATAAATATCCCCACAACCAGAATTCGTCTCTGAAAAATAACTGTAATCAGTTTCATCGCCATTTTCATCGCTGGCGCAAACATATGTCTTGTTGATCGGATGATATAGGTTTACATGACGAGAGGTACCCAGGTCATTATTGCTTTTCAATACCGTGGTTTTATCGTACAACACCGTCGCATGTCTTGTGTCGATAGGGGCGAGTTCATTGTACAACCAGTCAACTCCGGCTGTACCTTGAAACAATTTCTCCGAAAAGTCATTCCATGATGGTGTGCTAATAGCGTTATTCCAAACGCGAGCATATCCACCAACGGAGGTAGAATAGCCAATATAAGGTTTCGTAACATCAACAACGTCGTCGGGATAATTGAACACAAGATACTCCGTGTTGGTACTTCGGAACACGATCCTTCGCCAGTTCCAGGTATGGCCTTGAATGTTGGTAAGGCGTAATTTCTCGGCAAGCCCCACCAAGTAGGGCTTATCAGTACCCATAGCGGCTAAGTCCGATCTGGCAACATTGGAGTCGGGTCTTCGGCATGTGGGACTCCACGGGAAGATGTACACGCGGTTGCCTCGCATACGAACAGAGTCGTATTGATACGTAACGCCGTTATTCCCGTCATTTGTGAGTTGATTGGTGTAGCAAAGCATCGTGTCCCTTTTCTTCACCGATGACGTGTTCAACACTGCTTTTTTCATGGACCTGCTCCTCAACTGAGGTTTCGCATAACGACGCGTCCTGCCTCGATAACTCCGCGAACGTCCATATGTGGTTCGTCTTGCCAGACCGTAACCAGAACCCCGCTTTCGGCGTCCCATCCGGGTGAAGCGGCGTCGGCGGTATCTCAACATGTTTTGATGACGTGGCAGAAACTATTGGTGGCTTGCATGAATGAGACATTGCCCAACAAAAAAAGGGGCAAGCCAAGTATATATAGGCGGCGACTGTCGCTGTCTCCGCTGTGCTGAGAGGTATAATATTAACAACCTCTCAGCGACAGCGGCAAATGCCATTCAAGTTCGAAGCAAAGTATGGACTCCTCACTTACGCCCAATGCGGCGAATCATTCGACGCTCA